CCCAAGTCTGAATTAGCATATAGAGTACCAGCTAGTAAGTTTACAAGAAAAAAGATTACGGCAAACGAACAGCTTGAAGATATTAAAGGGTTAGATACGACTATTGACTGGAAAAATACTGGTGACAATAGTTATGACGGTGAAAAGCTAAACCTACTAGTGCATGATGAAAGTGGTAAATGGGAAAGACCTGATAATATACTAAATAACTGGAGAGTTACAAAAACATGTTTACGACTAGGTAGTAGAATTGTTGGTAAATGTATGATGGGCTCAACTTCTAACGCCCTTGACAAAGGAGGAGATAACTTTAAAAAACTATACAATGCTTCAGACGTTACCTCACGAAATCGTAATGGACAAACAAAATCTGGTTTATATTCTCTTTTTATCCCAATGGAGTGGAACTACGAAGGATTTATTGATGAATACGGACATCCAGTCTTCGATAATCCAGATCATGATGTATTCGGACCAGACGGTGAATTAATAGATTACGGAATTATAGATCACTGGAACAATGAAGCAGAGGGTTTAAAAAATGATCAAGACGGTTTGAATGAATTTTACCGTCAATTTCCAAGAACTACGGAACACGCGTTTAGAGATGAAGCTAAAAACTCTATATTTAACTTAGTTAAAATATACGAACAGATAGACTATAACGAAGGTATAGGAGCACAGGGCAATATAAGTACAGGAAACTTTCAATGGGTTAACGGGGTAAAAGACACGCAGGTTATATTTTATCCAGATCCAAAAGGCAGATTTAATATAAGTTGGGTTCCACCATCTAATTTACAAAACAAAATAATTGTAAAAAACGGTATAAAGTATCCAGCTAATGAACATATGGGAGCTTTTGGTTGTGATAGCTACGATATATCAGGAACGGTAGACGGCAAAGGATCTAATGGAGCATTACACGGGTTAACTAAGTTTAGCATGGAAGATGCACCACCAAACCATATGTTTTTAGAATATATAGCTAGGCCACAAACCGCTGAAATATTCTTTGAAGATGTGTTAATGTCATTAGTTTTTTACGGTATGCCTATTTTGTGTGAGAACAACAAACCTAGATTGTTATACCATTTAAGGCGTAGAGGTTATAGAGGTTACAGCATGAACAGACCGGACAAACTATGGAATAAACTATCTGTAACAGAAAAAGAAATAGGTGGAATACCTAACTCAAGTGAAGATATAAAGCAAGCTCACGCCGCTGCAATTGAAATGTATATACAAGAACACGTTGGTCACTTAGGAGACGGCAATTATGGAAACGTTTATTTTAACAGAACTTTAAATGATTGGAGTAGATTTGATATAAATAAAAGAACAAAATTTGATGCTTCTATAAGTTCTGGACTAGCTATCATGGCTTGCAATAGAAATCTATACAGACCAAACGCAAAAATAGAAAAACCTAAATTAAACATAAGTATTGCTAAGTACGCAAATACTGGTAGTACATCAAAAATAATAAAATAAAACATGGCAGAATATACTAATAATTATTTTCCTAGTCAAGTAGTTGGCGATGCTGAAAAGCTTAGTTATGACTACGGATTAAAAGTTGCCAAAGCTATAGAACACGAGTGGTTCAATAAAGATCAAGGTATTAATAGATACCACAAGCACTACAACGACTTTCATAGACTAAGACTTTACGCAGAGGGTAATCAATCCATACAAAAGTATAAAGATGAATTATCTATAAACGGTGACTTAAGCTACTTAAACCTAGACTGGACGCCAGTTCCTATTATACCTAAGTTTGTAGATATAGTTGTTAATGGTATGGCTGATCGTTTGTACGATATAAAAGCATACTCACAAGATATATACGGTATGAACAAAAGAACTGCTTATATGGATTCTATTATAGGAGACATGCAGTTAAAAAGTATAGATCAATTTGTTAAAGATAATTTTAATTTAGATTTATCTGAAAATGATCCAGAGACTCTACCTGAAAACGAAGAAGAGTTAGCGTTACATATGCAACTATCTTACAAGCAGTCTGTTGAAATAGCGGAAGAACAAGCTATAACCACACTAATGAAAGGTAATAATTATGAGCTTATTTCAAAAAGATTTTATAGAGACTTAACAGTCTTAGGTATTGGTGCTGTAAAAACTGATTTCACAACGTCAGAAGGAGCTACTATAAAATACGTTGATCCAGCAGATTTAGTTTACTCTTATACAGAATCACCTTATTTTGACGATATATATTATGTAGGTGAAATAAAAACAATACCTATAAATGAGTTAGCAAAACAATTCCCACACTTAGAGCAGTCAGATTTAGAAGAAATAATTAGTTCTAGATCTTTGTATACTAACAATTCTTACAAAAACGCTAGTAGTTATGATGAGTTTGATAGCAACAAAGTTCAGATTTTATATTATAATTACAAGACTTACATGAATGAAGTCTACAAGGTAAAAGAAACAGCTACGGGATCTGACAAGGCTATAGAAAAAGATGATTCGTTTAATCCTCCAGAAGAAATGGAAGGCGGGTTTTCAAAACTAGAAAGAGCTATAGAGGTTTTATACGAAGGAGCTATGGTTATAGGTACAAATAAACTTTTGAAATGGGAAATGGCTAAAAATATGATGAGGCCTAAAAGTGACTATACAAAAGTTAAAATGAACTATAGCGTAGTCGCGCCGCGTATGTACAAAGGAAATATTGACTCATTAGTAAAACGTACTACTGGTTTTGCCGATATGATACAACTTACACATTTAAAATTACAGCAAGTAATGTCACGTATGATACCTGATGGTGTTTATTTAGACGCGGACGGACTTGCTGAAATAGATTTAGGTAACGGCACAAACTACAACCCGCAAGAAGCATTAAACATGTTCTTCCAAACAGGTAGTGTAATTGGTAGAAGTTTTACAAGTGAAGGTGATATGAATCCCGGTAAAGTACCTATTCAAGAAATAACATCTGGTAGTGGTGGTAACAAAATCCAAGCTCTTATTGGTAACTACAATTATTACCTACAGATGATTAGAGATGTAACTGGTCTTAACGAAGCAAGAGACGGTAGTATGCCTTCTAGCGACGCTTTAGTGGGTGTGCAAAAAATAGCAGCTGCTAATTCAAATGTAGCTACTAGACACATATTAAACTCTGGCTTGTTTTTAACGGCAGAAGTAGCAGAGCAACTTTCGCTTAGAGTTTCTGATATTATAGAGTACTCACCAACTAAAAACGCTTTTATACAATCTATAGGCGCACATAATGTAACTACTTTAAACGAACTAACAGAATTGCATTTATATGACTTTGGTATATTTATAGAGTTGTCTCCAGACGAAGAAGAAAAAGCAAGATTAGAAAACAATATACAAGTAGCTTTATCTCAACAAACCATAGATTTGGAAGACGCTATAGATGTTAGAGATGTTAAAAACGTAAAACTAGCAAATCAACTTTTAAAAATAAGAAGAAAAAAGAAAATAGATAGAGATCAAAAGCTAAAAGAAAGAAACATAAAAGTTCAAGCGCAAGCAAACGCCCAAACGCAGCAACAAGCCGCTCAAATGGAGATACAGAAACAACAGGCTATAACGCAACAAAAAATTACGTTAGCCCAAACACAAAGTCAAATAGACGTAGCTCAAATGCAAGCGGAAAGTGAAATAAAGCTTAAGTTAATGGAAAGAGAGTTTAACTTTAATATGCAGTTAAAAGGAGCTGACGTTGATCAACAAAAATCTAGAGATACGCAAAAAGAAAATCGTAAAGACGAAAGAACAAGAATACAAGCTACCCAACAAAGCAAAATGATAGAGCAAAGAAAAGACAACGCTTCTGCTAAAAACTTTGAGTCTATGGGTAATGATATACTAGGTGGTGGATTTGATTTAAGTCAATTTGAACCTAGATAAACAGATTATTAATTATTATTATATTATATTATGGCAAAAAAGAAAAAAGAAACTGTAGTTGAAGAGACTACAAAAGACAATGTAACTAAAGTTGATCTTAATAAGTCTGAAGACAAAAAAGACGACAATGTTATTAAGGTTGATTTAGATAAAAAACCAGAAGATGAAACCAAAAAAGAAATTACAAACGATAACACTGACGACGCAGGAGTGGTTGAACTCGTTGAAGACACCAACGCCTCAGAAAAACAAGAAGAAGTACAGCCGGAAACAGAAACACAAGAAACTCCAGTTGTAGAAGAAATAACCGAAGAAGAAGTAAAAGAACAAGTTGAAGATTTAGCTGAAGAAGCGCAAGAAGCGGTAGCTGAGGCAGAGGCCACTGGAAAAGCTTTGCCAGAAAACATACAAAAGCTTGTTGATTTTATGGAAGATACAGGTGGCGATCTAGAAGATTATGTTAGATTAAACCAAGATTATTCTGAATTAGATAACTTATCTTTGTTAAAAGAATATTATAAACAAACTAAATCTCATTTAAACGATGAAGAAATAGACTTTATGATGGAAGATAATTTTTCATTTGACGAAGATTATGATGATGAAAAACAAGTTAGAAGAAAAAAATTAGCTTTGAAAGAGCAAGTTGCCGAAGCAAAGCGACACCTGGACGGTGCAAAGTCCAAATATTACGAAGAAATTAAAGCTGGAAGCAAGCTAACAAGCGAGCAACAAAAAGCTATTGATTTTTTCAACAGATACAATAAGGAGTCAAAAGAGGAGGAAAAAGTAGTAGAAAATCAAACACGTGCGTTTTTAAATAAAACAAATCAATTATTTAACAAAAATTTCAAAGGTTTTGAATACAACGTTGGAGAAAAAAGATTTAGATTTAATGTTAAAGATGCTAACAATGTAAAAGAAACTCAAAGTGACATTAATAATTTTGTAGGGAAGTTCCTAAATAAAAATAATGAAATGGAAGACACAGCGGGTTATCATAAAGGTTTGTTTACAGCTATGAACTCTGATGCTATTGCAAAACACTTTTACGAACAAGGTAAAGCCGATGCTTTAAAAGATAGCATAGCTAAATCTAAAAACGTCAGTATGGATCCGCGACAAGAGTTTAACGGTCAAATTAACACTGGTGGTATTAAAGTAAAAGTGCTTGGCGATAATTCTAATGATTTCAAATTTAAAATTAACAAAAAATAACAATTTAAAAATTAAAAATTATGGCAATTTCAAACCCTGGTGGTAATTTAAATAGCGTGCCTGCTCCAATAAAGCAAACGTTACAAAATAACTACCTAGACTTAGCGTCTACAGCTGGACAAGGCTGGGCGCAACAATATGTACCAGATCTAATGGAAAAAGAAGCTGAAGTTTTCGGACCGAGAACTATTTCAGGTTTCTTAAATCAAGTTGGAGCTGAAGAGGCGATGACTGCTGACCAAGTTGTTTGGTCTGAGCAAGGTCGTTTACACTTATCTTATTTAGGACACGTTCACTCTACTGCTGGTGGTGCTGATTCTGTTTCTCAATTAGATATTATTTCTGATATCGATGGTAACACTGATGTAGCATCTGGTAACCACGGTATTAGAGTTAATGATACTGTTATTATTTCTGACCCTACTAACGGAGTTAAAAAAGGTCTAGTAGTTACAGTAGCAACGGATAGAATTGATGTAGCTATTTATGGTGCTGCAGCTTTATCAGGTACAACTTCTGGTAGTGCAACAACTATATTAGTTTATGGTTCTGAGTTTCCAAAAGCTTCAAAGTACTTTACAGCTGCTGGTACAGGTACTGATGATGGTAGAGGAGCTAACGAGCCTTCTTTCAAAACATTCAACAATAAGCCAATCATAATGAAAGATTACTACGAGGTATCAGGTTCTGATGCGTCTAGAATTGGTTGGGTTGAAGTTTCTTCTGAAGCTGGTGCTTCTGGTTACTTATGGTACTTAAAAGCTGAGGCTGACACAAGAGCTAGATTTACTGACTACATAGAAATGGCAATGTTAGAAGCTGAAAAAGGTGGTGCTGGTAATGACCTTACTGAAGAAGCTGGTGTTATGGGTACAGGTTCTGTTTCTGCTAACGACACTACTAAAAACACAGGTACTGAAGGTTTATTTGCTGCTATCGAAGATAGAGGTAATATTACTACTGGTGTTACTGGTGTTAACGCTGCTACTGATTTAGCTGAATTTGATGCTATCTTAGCTGAGTTTGATAAGCAAGGTGCTATTGAAGAAAATATGATGTTTGTAAACAGAGCTACTTCGTTAGCAATGGATGACATGTTAGCTTCAATGAATTCTTACGGGGCTGGTGGTACTTCTTACGGAGTATTTAACAACTCTGAAGACATGGCATTAAACTTAGGTTTTTCTGGATTTAGAAGAGGTTCTTATGATTTTTACAAGTCTGACTTTAGATACTTAAACGATAAAGCTACTAGAGGTGGTATTAACTTAACTGCTGGCGCTAACGCTATCAGAGGGGTTATGATACCAGCTGGTACTTCTTCTGTTTACGATCAAACTGTTGGAGCTAGTATGAAACGTCCTTTCTTACACGTTAGGTATAGAGCTTCTCAAACTGATGACAGAAGAATGAAAACTTGGGTTACTGGTTCTGTTGGAGCTGCTACGTCTGCTTTAGATGCAATGCAACTACACTTTTTATCAGAAAGATGTTTAATTACTCAAGGTGCTAACAATTTCATGTTAATGAAGTAAGCATTTTTATAAAAAGACCGGGGCTTCGGCCTCGGCCTTTTATTTTATTAATTTTATTATATATTATATTATGGCAAAAAAACAAGAAACAAAAAAAGAGGTAGAGGTACCTGTTGTTGAAACACCTGTTGTTGAAACACCAAAACCTAAAAAAATAGAAAAGAAAAAATCTGAATGGGAAATAAGAGATAGAGTTTATAAGCTAAAAGGAAGAATGAAACCTTTAAGCTATATGTTAAAAACATCTAATGTTTATTATTTTGACGCTGACAAAGGTTATGAAAGAGAACTAAAGTATTGTCAAAATCAAAGAACACCATTTGTAGATGAAATGGTGGGAGACCAAAGACTAGAGCACGTTATATTTAGAAGCGGTAACTTATTTGTTGAAAAAGAAAAAACTACATTACAAAAACTGCTTTCTTTATACCATCCACATAAAGAAAAAATATACGAAGAGCACAATCCTGTTGCTATAGCTGAAAATCAAATTGAGTGGTTAGAATTAGAAGCAGACGCAATATTAGCAGCAAGAGAAATGGATATTGATATGGCAGAAGCTATACTACGTGTAGAAAAAGGCTCAGAAGTGTCTAACATGAGTTCTAAGGAGCTTAAACGTGATTTACTAGTATTTGCTAGAAACAATCCTGCATTGCTGTTAGAACTAGCCTCTGATGACAACGTTCAGCTTAGAAACTTTGGTATTAAAGCAACTGAACTTGGTATTATTAAATTATCATCTGATCAAAGAAACTTCATGTGGGGTTCTAATGATAGAAAGATAATGACAGTACCATTTGACGAGCATCCATACACTGCTTTAGCGCATTGGTTTAAAACCGATGAGGGTATGGAAATATATGCAAATATAGAAAAAAGATTAAATTAATCAAACTGTAGAGCGGTCGCCCTACGGGGCGATCGTAAACTACAATAATCATATGAAATCAAAAGGCTTAGGAGATACAATAGAAAAAATAACAACTGCAACTGGAATAAAGAAGTTTGTACATAAGGTAGCGGGAAACGATTGTGGTTGTAACAAAAGAAAACAAACATTAAATAAGGTTTTTCCTTATAAAAAAACTAAATAAATGGTAAATATAGATACAGTATATCAAAGAGTTTTAGCTTTAGCTAATAAAGAGCAGAGAGGATATATAACGCCTCAAGAATTTAACTTATTTGCCAATCAAGCTCAGATGGATATATTTGAGCAATATTTTTATGATAGAGGGCAGTTTGGTAGAATACCTGGAAACGATACTATTTACGCGGATCCAATAGATATACTTGAAGAAAAAATAACGTTTCTTGAGGTAGCTGTTGGAAATAACGCTATTACTAGTTGGGGCATGGACGGTAACTCTATAGTTATACCAGACGAAGTGTATAGATTAAGTCAAGTTAGAGTAAGTGGTTTTCCAGTTGAAATTTTACCTACAAAAGAATTTAATATGGTTAGAGAAAGTCCTTTAACAGCGCCTCCAGCAAATAGACCTATAGCTAGAAGAGATTTTAAAGGAATATTAATTAGAGATAAAAACGGAATTGTAACTCCTTCTACCCACAGTATAAACGCTTCTTATATTAAAAAACCAACCACTGTTCAATGGAACGGTTATAACACGCCATCAGGCCAGCTGTATAACGAAACTGAAAGTACTAACTTTGAACTACATCCCTCTGAAGAACCAAACTTAGTTTTAAATATATTAAAGCTAGCGGGTATAGCTATGAAAGACGCTAGTTTATATCAGTTAGGCGCAGCAGAAGAAGCAAAAGATATTCAACAAGAAAAACAATAATAAATGGGAATATTAAATCAAACACAAAACGAGTATTATAATAACTCTTCAAACTTTGGTAATTATCAGTTTACATCTTTAGATGATATAATAAATCAATTTATGGTAGCTTATATTGGAGAAGAAAAAATAATAGGTAAAGCAAGTAGAATTGACGTGCAGTTTCACGCAATGAGAGCTTTAGCAGAATTAAGTTTTGATACTTTTAAATCAATAAAGTCTCAAGAAATAGAACTACCACCATCCCTTACAATGATACTTCCGCACGATTACGTTAACTATACTAGAGTTTTATCTGTAGATAGTTCTGGTGTAAAGCACCCTTTATATCCTACAAAACATACTCAAAATCCTTTTAAAATACAACAGCTTAGCAATGGTCAATATGATTTTAAAGACGAGTCAAATTCTTTATTAATAAACAACAGTACTTTTTCTGATGACCTAGATTCAGCTACTAACTTTAGTTTTAGTCAAGGGAAAAACACTAGACTTAGAAGCTCTGCTACAACTTCAACAGCGGTGGGTACTGATTTAGTAGAAACACTTAAAGGTCAATTGATATTTAAAAACTTTTTTGAAACTAAATTTGAGGGTGTTACAAAGTTTTTTAATCACCATTATGCGGTTTGGCAGTTATTAGAATTTCCTAGTCAAGTAAATTTTGTTGATTTAAAAGCAGAGGGACTTGCAACTTCCTCTGGTACTGATAAAGATCCAGGTACTTTAAGGGTTGGCTTGACAACAGCTATTACAGGAACGCAATTAGCTGGAAGTTGGGGCCCTAATGACATTCCAGAATACGATCCTTCGTTAGGTTACGATCCTAGCAGAACAAACCCTGAACTACCTAGTAAACCTAGTTTTAACATGGATAAAGGTGTTTATAATTTATCTACAACGCAAGCGGGTATAGGACATATGGAGTTTACTCCTAACGATACTTTAGAAGAAAAAAATGTTTACGATATAGATATATCTAATCTACCGTTAAATGCTAATGGTAAAAAAGAAGTTTATTTATTAATTGTTAGTAGCAATGGTTTAAAAGGTGTTAATGCTACGGCAGCGACACAAAAGGTGGATAATATAGAGATATTTTATGATGGAATTTCTGATGATTTAATAGAAGGTGGTGAGTCTACAACTTGGTCTAATTATAAGTCTAATAAACCAAGTGAAAACACGCAGCATGATTATGATTATGACGACCATATATTTGAAGCTAACGTTGGTAGAAGATATGGTTTAGAGCCTAGTCACGCGCAAGATAATGGTTCTTATTACATTGATGAGCTAAGAGGTAAAATAAACTTTAGCTCTAACTTAAGCGGTAAAACAATTGTACTAGATTATATAAGCGATAGCCTTGGTACGGACGGAGAAATGCAAGTTCATAAATTTGCGGAAGAAGCTATGTACAAAAGTATAATGTATGCAATATTATCTACAAGGACTAACACGCCTGAATATATAGTTCGTAGATATAAAAAAGAAAGGTTTGCGTCAATAA